ACGCTCGAGAACCGTCTGCTGAAAAAAAGCATGATCGCGGATGGGGAAGGCGACGAATGAGGTATCCCGCATCCGAGAAGCTCGAGATCATCCGGATCGTCGAGCAGTCGCACCTGCCTGCCACGCGGCCGGCGAAGGCCACGAATGCCTCCTGATCGGTGGCGTTGGCGCTCATCGCGCCGCTGCGCCGGATCTTGCGGAACATGGCGCGCTGGCGGACGGAGGGGCGGCGCAGCTGACCGGCGCCCTTGTTCTGCTCGCCCGGCTCGACGGGCAGCCAGCGGATGACCTTGCGCCATTCGAACGAGCGCAGGCCGCCAGCCTCCACGTCATAGCCGGTCATCAGCGGCCCTTGCCGCGTCCAGCTATGCATGGTGACGAGGCGCGGCGCGCCGGAGCCGCCGGCGGGGTAGAGGAACTTGACCGCATAGCCGCCCGGCACCGGCTCCTTGGGCCTCTTGCGCGGTTCGAACCGCGAGCCATCCGGGTTCTTCTGCGCGGTGATGCGCTGCTGCTGGCTCCTGCGCAGGGAACGCGCCATCTTGCGGAGCAGGCTGCGCCGCTCGGATGGCTTGAGCGAGGCGAGGATGGCCCCGGCGAAGCGCTCCAGCTCGCCCAGATCATGGGCGCCCAGCTCCGCCATCAGGGCGCGGGAGCCGGCGGCAGCGGATCGCCTACCAGCAGTTCGCCCTCATGATAGATGCGCTTGAGCAGGGCGAGCGGATCGGCAGGCGGGACGCCGGGCGGATCGAGCGGAGACCCTTCATCGACAATCCGCGGTTCCTCGCGGAGCGTCATCTGGAAGCTCCCGTCCGGCTGCGGCGCCACGTCGACCGCCTCGCTCATCGGGAGCTGGATGGTGATGTCCACAGCGCCATTATCGACAATGTCCAGCTCGAAGCGGATGGCGCTATCCGCCCGCTCATGGTTCTGGAGCACGGCCGGTTCGTAAAGGCGCAGCCAGAGCAGCAGCGGCAGGAAGAAGGCCGCCGGCTGCCCGCGAAAGCCGAGCAGATCGATCTGCAATTGCGCATCATATTGGAAACCGAGATTGGCGCCAAAACGCCCGCGCAGGCGCCCGCCGGTCATGTAGATGGCGAGCTTGTCGGGATCGCGGGCCAGCTCGGGCAGCGCCTCGACCAGATAGGCGCGCAGCGCCTCATGCTTGGGGGTCGCCATGCGCGTCAGTCCCAGAGCTGCACGATATCGAGCGCCGGGGCCTCCGGCGTGAGGATGAGCGGCAGCGTGACGCTGTGGCCTTCCGGCAGCACCGGCCCAATCGCGGCGATATCGCGGTTGAGGTCCAGCACCTGCTCGACCGTGCCGGAGCCGGCGCCCAGCACGCGCCAGACAAGCGCGTCGACGGTTTCGCCCTGCAGCGCGGTGGCGGTGAAGGTGGTCACTGCGGGTTATCACCCAACCCGCGCGCCTCACGCAGCGCGCGCACCATCGCTTCTGCGGCCTCCTCCACACTTCTATCCAGGGGGATGATGAGCGTTTCGCCATTTTTCATGGCGATCGTCAGGGTGTCCAGCGCAAACCACCAATGACTGATCTGATCGACGGCGCAGCCGCCTTTACCCTTGAAGAATAGAAAGTTCATCAGATCAACTCCACGGCGGTGCGGCGCTGGCCCAGAATGGCGCGGATGGCATGGACCCCGTTGCGCCTGTGATCGTCCGGCGTCATCGCCGGGCGCTCGCTCTGGTTGACGCCGGTGCCGGTGGCGCTCACGTCGCGATGCGTCTCGATCAGATCGGCGGCAGCGAAGGCATGGACGGCGCGGCGCCAGAGGATGACGAGGCGGCTCTCGCTCTCCGTCTGATCGGAGCCGTGCGCAATGGCTTCGGCCGGCACGGCCACCAGCGTGGCATGGCCCTCCGCCTCGCGCGCGGCGCGCCAGTCCGCCAGATTATCGGCGGCAATGATCGCCGCGCCCAGCAGCGCCTCGACCACCCGCGCATGCGGGATATCCTGATTGCCGATGCGCATGGCATCGCGGAAGCGATTGATGTCGATCGCCGGCCAGAAAGCCCCGGCGGCGATGATCGCGCCATCGGGGCTGGCGGGGGAGGGAGGCGAGGCGATGAAGCCGTTCAATGCATTCTCCGCTCAAACATGCGGGGGGTGGGGATTGGAGCCAGGCGGTTGCGCAAGCGCGCGTCCGGTTCCTTTCCGCCCCCCGGCGCCGGGGGCGCAAGCTCAGTCGTTCGCAGCGCGGACCTTGGCCTCAAGCTGCTCGATATCCTTTTTGACGCCGCTTTTCTTGTCGAGCTGCAGTGCGCGGCGGAAGGCGGCGAGCGCCTCGCGCCGGGCCGATTCCCGGCCGCCGGCGGGCGCGCTCTCGGGGTGCTCGGCAAGGCGGGCATCGGCCCGGCGCAGCGAGCGACCGCGCGCCTTGAACAGTTTCGCCCGCACTTGGTCGGGCATGTCATGATCGGCGGTGAGCGCGTTGGCCTGATCGATGATGGCGAGCGGAAATTCCTGCCCGTCGCGATCGGCGGCCAGCGCTGCCTCGGCAATTTCCTCGGCGATCAGCGTGGCGGCCTGGCGCTGCATGCGCTGGGGCATGGCGAGGCCGTAGCGCAGCACATGCGCGGCGATCTCAAGGCCGGGCGCGAAGTCGCCAATATCGAAGCGCCAGATCATCATGGTCGCCACGATCTCGTCCTGCACCGCCTTGCCGCTTTGCGCGGAGGCGGCCAGCGTGGCATCGACGTGATGATCGTAGCTGGCGATCATCTCGCGCTTGAGCGCAATCTTGCCCTCGACTGACTGCACCTCGCGCAGCCGCGCCAGATCCTTGCCCAGCTCGGCCAGCAGCAGCTCATAGGCGCTCGCCTCCGGCCCATCCTTGGGGCGCGCGGCGGCAACCCCCTCGGGCGCCTTGGCGGCAGCCTGCTTGGCAAGGATTTTCTGGCGATGGCGGGCGGCGGGGGAAAGCATGCGGATCGTCCTATGGTGCGCGGGAGTTTGGGGAGATCAGGCTGGCGAACCGGCCCGATCTCCCCGCTTCGTCGCGGCGGTTATCAGGGTTCCTCATCCTCGGGCACGAACGGCTCGATATTCTCGATGAGGCAGGCGAAATCATAATCCTCGATGACGTAGGCATCGTTGGAGGATTGATAATCCTCGATCCGGTCGCGCTCCGGCACATCCTTGATATGACGGCGGCGCGCGCCTTCCTGCTCGTAGATCGAGAGGTTGTCGTAGCGGGTGACGAGGATCGAGCCGGCGGGGACGTAAGGCACGCGCTCGGCAGGCAGGCCGCCCAGGCGCTTGGTGGAGAGGATCACGTCGCGCGCGATCTGCTCCGTAGGGTCGATCGACTGGTTGACCAGCGGGAAATATTTGTCGTGCAGCAGGTCGCGGCTGACGATCGCCACCAGCTCGGTATCCTCGCTCGCCCACGAAGGGAGGAGCTGCGCGACCGCATCATAGACCAGCGCGTCGAGGGTCGCATAGTCGCCTCCCACGCCATAGGTCACCTTGCCGGCTTCGCCTCCCTCATCCATCACATGCGAGGGGCGATCGGTCCGCAGCTTCTGCAGCCAGCCAATATTGACATCCTGCCGCAGCGGGTTGGTCCCCGCATCGCTGGTGGCCGCGTGCGAGGTGCCGTTGAAGCCGACAAGGATCTTGTCGAGCGCCTGGCGGCGGGTGATGAGGTTCTGGATGCGCGTCTCGAAATCGGCGAATTTCGCCCACGCGTCCAGCAACGCATAGCGCAGGTGCGTGTCCGAGTTGTTCTGGAAGCACTCATAGGTCACCTTGTCCATGCTGGAGGGTGACGTGGTCTTGCGCGTGCCTTCGCCGGACGTGTCCGTGGTGGAAACCAGCGGCGAACCGACCGAAAGCCCCAGCACTTCGCCCTTCATTTCCAGCACGGGGACGATGTTGATCCGCTGCAGGAACGCGCTCGATTCCTGCATCTTGTTGATGAGCGTCTGCTGGACGGACGGGTCCACCGAAAATTTGAGGGTGGCGTCGGAGACACCGTTGAGCAGGGCGATCTGCTCGGCGAAGGCGTTGAAAAGGTCGCGTGTGTCGTTACGCATGATTGGCTCCGGTCAGATGAGGCGCGCGCGGAAATTGGGGTGGATCAGCATTCGGCGCGGGCGCGACCGTTGCCGCCGCTGGCGGCGGGGCGGGACATATGGCCGGTGGCCGGCGTCTTCTCGATCTTCGCCTGCAGCGCGGAAAAATCCTCCGCCATCTTGGCGATGCGCGTATCCTGCGCCGCAAAGCCCTTATGGATGCCATCGGTCAGCTTGGTCATCTGCTCACCGAAACCGGAGACGAAGGCCGCGATCTGCGCGTTGGCATTGGCCGAAAGATCGGCGCTGCCGCCGCCGGTGGGCGGCGTGCCGGGCTGCTGTTGCGGTTGCTGCGCAGGCTGCTGCGCCGGCGGCGCCTTGCCGAATTCGGCGAAGAAGCTCTTGATGCCCGCCAGCACGCCGCCGGCAATGTCGGAGGCAGGCGTGCCGGCCTCGAAGCTGAGCGCGACCGGCTCTTCCTCGACCTGCAGGAGATTTTCCTTGCGCGTCTCGTCCCGGCTGAATTTCAGCACTTCGGTGCCGAGCGACGCGGGGGAATCGGTGAAGGCGAGGCCGACCAGATAGGCCTTGCCGGTCTGCGCGAAATTGGGGTGGATTTCGACGCTGGAATAGAGCTTCTGCCCCGCCTCGTTATAGGCCTTGGCCTGATCCGTCACGTCGAGCCGGGCGAAGAGCGCCAGCTTCTTCTCGGTCTTGCCGCCCAGCGCGAGGTCGATTTCCTCCGCCTTGACCGCATCGACCGTGCCCCACGCATTAAACGGCGCCTCGGGCGAGAAGCCGCGCAGATGCTCGCAGTTGATCCGCGCCGCATAGGTAGCGGTGTTGTAGCTGTCCGCCATCTGCTGGATCTGGTCGCGGGTGATTTCCCGCCCGTCGACGGTCGCGCCCTCGACGGCAACGCGGAAATACTGTGTTTTCGCCATGTTGAGGCTCCTTGGCGGTCGGCATGAATGTGCCGCCATGAGCCGTCCCCGCCCGTGCAAAAACAACCGGTGCGCCTTGTGAGAGCGCTTGTTACAAATGTTGCGCGGCGCGGCGGGCCGGCGGCTGTCGCATCGTCCGGCGGCCATGGACGCTCCCGTCATCCCTGTGCCCGCCGCGATCCCCTACGACGCGCGGCGCGTCGCGCGCGCCTATTATTGGCGGGGCTGGGGCGTGACCGAAATCGCGGAGGAACTGAACCTCACCCGCTCGACGGTGCAGAGCTGGAAGGACCGGGACGGGTGGGACAATGATCCCGTCATCCGCCGGGTCGAAGATAGCTGCGAAATGCGGCTCAACCAGCTCATTTTCAAAGAGGATAAGAGCGGCAAGGATTTCAAGGAAATCGACCTGCTCGGCCGCCAGATCGAGCGCATGGCGCGGGTGCGCCGCTATGGCGAGCCGGGCGGTCATGAAGGCGACCTCAACGAGAAGGTGGCCAATCGCAACAGCGGGCCAAGGAAGCCGAAGGCGCCGCCGAACACGATCACCCGCGCGGATTATGACAAGCTCAAAGCCGCGTTTCTCGATTGCCTGTTCGGCCATCAGGAAACGTGGTGGGCGAATATCAGCCGGCGCACGCGATTCCTGCTCAAGAGCCGCCAGATCGGCGCGACCTTCTATTTCGCGCGCGAGGCGCTGATCCGGGGCCTCGAGACCGGCAACAACCAGATCTTCATTTCCGCGAGCCGGGCGCAGGCCAATATCTTCCGGCAATATATTGTCGAGTTCGTCTTCTCGGTCACCGGCAAGATGCTCAAGGGCGATCCGCTCATCATCCACCGTGGCTGGGAGGATGAGGACGGCGCGATTCCCGAGCCGATCACGCTCTATTTCCTCGGCACCAACTACCGCACCGCCCAAGGCTATCACGGCGATGTCTACATCGACGAATGCTTCTGGATCTTCGGCTTCGAGCAGATCAACAAGGTCGCCTCGGCCATCGCCACCCAGGCGCGCTATCACAAGACCTATTTCTCCACGCCGTCGACCGTGGCGCACGAGGCCTTTCCGCTCTGGACGGGCGAACGCTTCAACGCCAAGCGCGACCGCAAGGCGCAGATCAAGCTCGACACCAGCCACGGCGCGCTGGCGATGGGGGCGCTCGGGCCGGATCGCATCTGGCGCCATATCGTCACGCTGGACGATGCGATTGCCGGCGGCTTCGACCTGATCGACCGGGACGAGCTGGAGCTGGAATATAGCGTCGACGAATTCGACAATCTCTTCCTCTGCCAGTTCGTAGACGACAGCCAGTCGAGCTTCCCGCTTTCGCTGCTGCGCCCGTGCATGGTCGATAGCTGGGATGTGTGGAAGGATTTCCACCCCTACGACCTCATGCCATTCGGCCAGGGCGAAGTCTGGATCGGCTATGATCCGGCCGAAAGCGCGGATGGCGACAATGCGAGCTGCGTTGTCGTGGCGCCGCCGGCGGGCGGCAAGGGCAAGTTCCGCGTGCTGGAAAAATTCCAGTGGAAGGGCATGGATTTCGAGGCGCAGGCCGAGGAAATCAAGAAGCTCACCCGCAAATATCGCGTCACGGAAATCGCGATCGACAGCACGGGCATGGGCACCGCGGTGCACCAGCTCGTGGTCAAATTCTTCCCGATGGCGCGGCGGCTCGACTATTCGCCGCTGGTGAAGACGCAGATGGTGCTCAAGGCAAAGCACGTCTTCGCCAGGCGGCGCATCGAGTTCGATGCCGGGTGGACCGATCTGGCGGCGGCGCTGATGTCCATCCACCCGCAGCTCACCAAGGGCCAGAAACAGCTCACCTATGTCGCGCGGCGCAGCGAGGCGACCGGCCATGGCGATCTCGCCTGGGCACTGCTGCACGCGCTCTATTGCGAGCCGATGGACGGCCTGATCACACACGGAAAATCCAGCATGGAGATATTGGGATGAGCGGGACCGATCTAGAGGTGGCGACCGCCGGCGGCGTCCAGATGTTCACCTTTGGCGATGCGGAGAGCGTGCTGAACCGGCGCGAGCTGCTGGGCCATGTCGAATGCATGTGGACCGGGCGCTGGTATGAGCCGCCGGTGCCCCTCAAGGCGCTGGCGCGCTGCTACCGGATATCGCCGCACCATTCGAGCGCGATCGTGGTCAAGCGCAACCTGCTGCTCAAGCATTTCCGGCCGTCCAAATGGCTGAACCGCACCGATTTCGGCAAGTTCGTGCTGGATTATCTGGTGATGAGCAACGCCTATCTGGAGCAGGTCGACAACATCATCGGGCGCCCGATGGCGCTCAAGCACAGCCTCTCGCTCTACACGCGGCGGGGGAAGGGGGAGGGGGAGTTCCTTTTCCTCCCCAACGGCACCGCCGGCGCCTGGGGCGCGATCGGCCAGGCGCACGAATTCGCGGAAGGGAGCATCTGCCACCTCGCGGAGCCGGACGTGGCGCAGGAGATTTACGGCCTGCCCGAATATCTCTCCGCGCTGCAATCGGCCTTCCTCAACGAAGCGTCGACGCTCTTCCGCCGCCGCTATTACATTAATGGCGGCCATGCCGGATATGTCTTCTACCTCAACGAGCCGAGCCTTGACCCCAATGACGTGGAGGACATTCGCGACGCCCTGCGTAACGCGCGTGGGCCGGGCAATTTCAAAAATCTGTTCGTCAACGCCCCCAACGGCAAGAAGGACGGCGTCCAGATCATCCCGATCAGCGAGATTGCGGCCAAGGATGAGTTTCTCGGAATCAAGGGCACCACGCGCGACGACATCCTTGCCGCTCACCGCGTGCCGCCCCAGCTCATCGGCGTGATCCCGCAGAACAATGGCGGCTTCGGCGATGTCCGCACCGCCAATGACGTGTTCTTCGCCAACGAGATCGTGCCGCTCCAGACCCGCATGCTGGAGGTCAACGACTGGTTCGGCGCCGAAGCTGTCGCCTTCGATGAATATCAGCCCTCCGCCGGCGCGGCGGCGTCAGCATGACCGCGCTGGCCATCATGCTATGGGTGCTGCTCATCCTGGCTGTGCTCACGCCGGGGAAGCCGCGTGGCTCAGTTCGGCCAAAATGCGCGCCGCCACCGCCGCCTGGCGCACCGCCACCACCTCGCAAATAAGCGGGGGAGCGGGCGCTGCAACGCCCGCCCCAGGCAACATCTCCTTGCCTCAAGCCATGAGGGTGCATGCGCCCTCGACTCGCCCGTCCACCCTGCAGGGCGGCGAGAACGTCTAGTGAACGAAAGCAAGGAGTCGAGTCTGTGTTATTGGAACCCGTGGCGCCCGTCCGCCCCATCGCCGCATGGATCGGCGGCAAGCGCAAGCTGGCCAAGCGCCTGGTGGCGCGCATCAACGCGATCGAGCATGACAGCTATGTCGAGCCGTTCGTGGGCATGGGCGGCGTCTTCCTGCGCCGCGACCATCGGCCGCCGTGCGAGGTCATCAACGACTGGAGCGAGGATGTCTCCACGCTCTTTCGCGTAATCCAGCGCCATTTCGTTGCCTTCACCGAAATGATCCGCTTCCAGATCAGCTCACGCGCCAACTTCGAAAAGCTGGTGGCGACGGATCCGCGCACCCTGACCGATCTGGAGCGCTCCGCGCGCTTCCTCTACCTGCAGCGCCTAGCCTTCGGTGGCAAGGTCGCGAGCCGCAGCTTCGGGGTTTCGCCGGGGCTGGGCGCTCGGTTCGATATCACCAGGATTATCCCGATGATCGAGGCCCTGCACGAGCGTCTGTCCGGCGTCATCATCGAGCGGCTACCGTGGCAGGATGTCATCGCGCGGTGGGATCGGCCCCGGACGCTCTTCTATCTCGATCCGCCCTACCATGGATGCGAGCGCGACTATGGCGCAGATATGTTCGGCCGCGACCAGTTCGCGGAGATGGCCGGGCAGCTCGCCACCATCAAGGGCCGCTTCATCATGAGCATCAACGATCATCCCGAGATCCGCGATCTGTTCGCGGGCTTCTCGATCGAGGAAGCCGAGACGAGCTATACGGTTGGCGGGCAGGCGAAGGCCAAGACCGTCCGCGAGCTGATCATCACGGGCTGACACAGCCCCGCAGGGCGGCCGCAAAGCGCGCGGCCGCCCGCCATCTCTCCACATCATCGCATCGCCAGGACGCGCCCCAGCGGGCCGTCAGGCACACCCTGCACCCATCGCCGGGAGCCTCGCCACGTCGACCCCGCGCGCCGCGCTTGGCTCCCCCCCCCGCCTGCTCGCTTCCCCTGTCACATTTGACGCATCGGCACACTTTCGATGCGGTTAGCCTATCCGCCGGATAGACGCTGTTTTGAGGGTGAGGCGTTGTGACGCGGTCAAACGCGAGCGGCTGCTATGCAGCCCGGTGCAGAATTTGTTCGGATGCATCACGCTGAAGGGGAGGGGGATCGGGGAAAATCTAATATTCCTGACCTCCCCTGATTTAATGAATCAACCGGCTGATAACACGTCGAAAAAATATTAGGTCGCTGACCTAATATCGTCTCACATTGTGCGGCCGGTTTTCTCATCTCACTGATATTAAAGAGATTTTCTAACCATAAATATTAGATTGAATAGACCTAATCTGGTGAGATTTAGGTGAGAAAAATGTTAGGTTGAAAATGGCGGATTTCAGCCATTGTTAGGAATGTTAGGTTTTTCCCACGCTCTCCCTGAACATTTTTCAGGGAGGGGCGCATAACGCTAAAGAAGTCGGTCATTTCGTCTCATCCATGACCACGATGATGAGCGCTTGGGGGAACATCTGGGGGAACATCTGGGGGAACTCAGCGCCGCCACCCGACTATCAGGGGCATAAAACTGCTGATTTCTGCCGTTGGTGACCCCTACGGGAATCGAACCCGTGTTTCAGCCGTGAAAGGGCCGCGTCCTAACCGCTAGACGAAGGGGCCGTGCCAATCAGCCTTGATATGGCTGGCGACAAGTCCGGCGCCTATGCC